CAGACAGAGAACTCGTTAGGGTTAGATAAATCTACGTATTGGTTTGTGTATGTCATTCTACACCAATCAACAACTTGTTAGCTTCATTAATATAATATTCATAATCAATGTCACTTTTAAAATCATCAATGTTATTGCAAGGAACAACTGTCCAAGCAGTGTCAATACCAAGCCTACGATATTCCCCTCCTTCTTCCAATGGCGGCATTATCTTAACAAGCTTACCACCATCCTTACATGGATAATACCTACAGATGTTTTGTAATGGAATTTCTTGTTCATCTTTTACTAACACTAACCTACTTGATCGAGGAACCTTTGTACGTAACATGAAATCCCATTTGTTATCCTGATTTTCTGAATGTTTCATAATAAATTCATTAATAGGAACACCTTGTAACATACAAGCTTCAGCAGCCATTGGTATAACTAAAGCAGATTGATTTTGATGCCATCCTAAATCTTCATACTGATAAGCACCTTTCCGTTTTACTTTACCATTGGTATATACAGCAATGTAGTTATTTACATCACGAATAATCATCTTACTATATTCAGCAAACTCTAGCTGTAATTTTACTTGCTTTTGCCAATCCTCACAGATTTTATCATATTGTTCTCTAGTATCTTTTTTGAGTGCAACAGTAATGCCATCTGTATTTACTTGGATAATTTTTAATCCCTCAATATCCAACAATTGTTCAGCTAACAAACATAATGATAATTGCCCATTGATAGTGATGCTCATTGTATATTTGGGATCATAAAATACACTAAATTTATTGTTACTATCCCCATATACACCATTCAAGGCGAGCTTTAACATTGCATTTTCAGTGCTACCTTTCGGACAACTCTTACGTTGTTCATACAAATCTTTATAAATCTCACAAAATTTCATTGTCAAATGTTCAGGGTATACATTATTCGAGATGGCAATATTTGGATACATACTACTCACATCAGCATCTACGATATCATATTTCTTGGTTGATTTTGCAATCTTATTTTCAATGCTACCGTGAATACCACCTGTGCCAAAATCGAATCTGAATCCATCAACAACAACATTCAAGGTTTCAGCAATCCTCCACACTTTCCAATAGGATTTTTTATTCACCCTTACCTTCTTTGGTTTTTTCAGAATATCAATATTACCTTCATCATCTAGAGGGTGCTCTAATACATGATTACCTTGTTCATCAAATAACCATTCTGTTGCTTTTAATTCTTCTTCGCTCACCCACCCAAGCGGGTATTCTTTAAGGAACTCATCAATTTCTTGCTGGGTAGGCTTACCTTTAAATTTTGTCCTACATTCCATGAGCACAGAATATTTAGCAACATCACCTAGTAGATGTTCTTTAATATCGCTGAATACACCTTTTGTTTCTGTAATATTTTGCTTCTTTAACCAGTCTAATATAGCAATGAATTCTGGACGAGAAAAGTTATAGTAATCAAATAAGCAATCTTTAATTTGTATGATGCTTCGCTTTGTTTGATTCATCACTTTTTTTGTACCATAAGGAGTTTGTTCTTCCTTATAAACAGGTACATTGGCATTTTCAAGACACATTATGAAATAGTCTTTACCAATTTTTGTATCATTGTGATTCATGAAATCACGATCATATTTCTCAGTAAGTTGTTCACGAAATTCAATTTGACTAATTGTATGTCTATAGAAATCCAGTGTCATCTTTACATCGTGTTCATTATATTTAATGAGTGTGTCAATTTCATTATCTGTTAACTTTGTACCAACAGCAAAAGGTAAATCCTCAATGTTGTGTGATTTCATATTGAATTCAATCATCTTCAAACTTGTAGATTTTGCCTTATTATCAAAGTGATGAATCTTGAATAAATCAATTTGAGGAATGTGTACATCTTTCAATCGAACAGTGTTTCCAAATTCCCCTCTCATGCTTTCAATTTGATCTTGTGCCCATTTGTATATTCTTGATGCAATAGGAGTTCCTGATTTATATTTAATCAGTGACTCTCTATTTTCAATTATTTTATGAACGATAGGGTAATCAAATCCAATGTTATTGAACCCTACTAAACTGTCTTTACTTTTGATAAGATAATCTAAACAAACAAATAACTGTTCAATCTGATTTTTACGTGAACTAACTTCAAATGTTTTAGCAAACTTGCCATTTGATTTGATGATACTAAAAGTGAACACATTTGGGTATGTTTCAATATCATATATCCATTTAGTAATCATCAACCCCTCCCTCTAATTAATCAATGCTGCTCAAATGTTTCACGTTGCTTTGTACGATATTTGTACAGATTATAATAAATAATTGGTGTCATTGCAACAGCTAAAATTGTTGTTAGTAGAAATTTTTTCATAGTGTTTCCTTCCATTTGAGATAATCCAGCATTGTACAGCTATCTGACACATGTTGTCCAGAGTTTAGAACACATCTAAAATGAACACGCTCAGAAGAAAAGCTGACAGATGTCAGGTCAAGAATACCCTCATAAGAGCAACAAGAAAGTGTATTGATAAAGCTATATTCGTTCAAGTAAACAAACCTCTCTTCCTGTTGTAAGGCCATTATCAGCAGGCTCATTTATAATCTCCTTTAAAATTCATCATACGCCAATACTTACGTTCACATTCTGGACAACAGAATATAAGAGGTGATTGTACAGCACGTTCACAGGTTTTGCAATAGCCTGTGTATGTCATTTTAAGCAGCACTTTTAAGTAGCACTCTCAATCATTGCTAAAGCCTCTTCCAGCTTTTTCTTATCATACTGCTTACCATTAAGCTCTACATATTCTGTTTTGTCAATTTTATTGTAAAATGGGACAAGGGCCACTTGCCGAGAGAGCATCAGTTCTTCTTCGTATTTATCGCTATTGTAACAATCTTCATTCTCCCAAGTAATACAGTAAGAAGTGTCCATGTTCAATTCTAGGAAATGTGAGTTGATAAATCCTACATGATTCCCATAACTTGTCCATTTATAACCTTCTTTAAACAACCAAGTTTGGATTTCTTCATGAGCAACACTAAGGGAAATTTCATTCTCTAGTGCATATTTTTCTACATCAATAAACTGTTTTTTCATGGCTGTTTCCTTTACAAGTTTGAAATCATCTGGATAATCATCTGTATTCCACCATCCTAGATTATCTAACATAACACTGCCGCCATCCCTCTCCATAATAGTATAGGCGTGTCCAACTTTAAACCCAAGTTCTTCGCGTTCTTCATCAACGCACACGACAACGTCACCGATTTTATATTTCATTTTGTTCCCTTTCTTGTCAGAGTTGATAAAACGTATGATAAAACACATTTGTAGGAGTTGTCAAGGTCATTTTCCATGTCGTTCAGAGTACCCTGCTCCTTGTTGATAAGGGACTTTGATAGTACCGTGTTCTTTAAAAGCACTATAAAAACTCTCAATACTTTTCCCGATATAAGTAACAACACTACCTTTAGTAACTCCTTTAACTATTTGTAAGGTGCTGTCCATGTATTGAACCCTCCCGTGTATAAAGCATTGAGGATAACTCATTGAAGGCATGAACCATTTTTCACTTGTACTTGCAAAAGTAATCATACAAATATTTTTACAGTTTCCTTTTTCAAATTCTAAAATGGCTTTTTTAAATATCTTTTGATTGTTTTCTCTGGAAAACGGGTGATTACACCATACATTCCCGAACCACTCTTTTTCAAAACCATTTGCGTCCTGAGTGTAAATATGACCAGCTTTAACATTTTGATTAGCTTCCAAAGAAGAAAACGGGTCTAAATCAATACTCCCCATTGTTTTTCTAGCCGCCTCGATAATATAAGAAGGTGTATACCATTCTACATTTCCACTATCTTGCACCAGCTTAGTTTGCATAAAATTCTCCACCTCTTGAACTAAAATAATCATCTTTATCGTGCATGGTGTGGGTCTTATTGTCATAGTAATAAGCCCCAGCGACCCCTGTGTTTCCTGTCCAACGAATCTTTGAAGCTTTCATCAGAGTTGTATTACGCTCAATCTCATCTTCAGCTTCTTTGTTACGAGTGAACAAAAGGTTACAAGCTGATGATTTAAATAATGTCGAAGAACCCATCATATCTTCTTCATGTAAATCTGCCCCTGCACTATTAGCTTTCTGCCCTGTACCATTTTTACGAACATGATTCACATTGATAAATGTAACCTTGTGGGATTTGATAGTACCTTTCATCCATCGTAAGAATACAGCTTGCTCATCATTACCAAGACCATCTAGGATATCCTGAATTGGATCAAGAATAATCACCTTGCAATCACACGCAATAATAAGTTTCATGATTTGCTCTTTAAGGTCTTCTAAACCTCCATCACGTTCATCTACGAGATACCAGCGAGGGCTACCATCAGGGTTATTCCACAAGATATTAGCTTGTTCAATAATCTCAGGTTTTGCTAGGAAATCAAGTTTTGTATCTACATCTGAAATAAGATCAATCTTCTGTGAGATATGCCTACTTAAAATCTTTGTACCATATTGCCCACAATCACTTTCTAGTGTTACTACACCAATCTTATGTGGAGAATTGAATACCCAGAAATAAGTAAGCTCGTCTACTATTGTGCTCTTACCTGTACCAGAAGCACTAGCAAGGTTAACAACAACACCTAGAGGAATACCTCCAGCCATCATGTCCTGTACCTTGTGCATAAATGGGGGCAAAGGAATCTTAGGAGTTGTTGCTTCTTGAATAATCTTATCCATTAGATCACTACTAGCCACAATCCCATTAGGTGTATACGCCTTAGCCTTAAAGAAACAGTTGATCCACTCTTTCTCTCTACCCGCTTCCAGCATAGCATTTGTATCTTTTAGAGGTAGCTCCATTACATACATCTTACCTTTAGGTAACACCTTTGCCACTTCCCCTACAGCATCTTTTCCTGCTTGGTCAGAATCATAGCACACAACAATCTTATCAAAACGGTTTAAAAATTCATACTGTTTTTGTAACTGTTTAGCTGATCCACTTTCACCAATTACACTGCTTACTACCGGAGTAGGATCATAGTCATTGTTCTTGCTCTTACGATAATTTTCTAACATCTGGTATGCACTTAGGCAGTCACAATTACCTACAATTGCAGTTTTACCTTCTCGTCGAATTTGGATCATCCCTGATGGGACTGTGACACAATACACTTTTCCATTAAAAGTTGTTGTTACCTGTTTATGATTCTGAGTACAACCTGTTAACTCTTTAGAGTGGATGGAACAAACATACCATGTCCCAAAACTATTTGTCCGTTTACGGATTCTTGAGTACCGACCAGATGTTACACATAGAGCTTGTACAGTTGAACATTCATCATAATGTTTACTGCTAAATTCTACATAATCTTTACAAACATTTCCATCCCACCATCTCAACTCTTCTAGGATAAAATCCTTTTCCTCAAGAGTAGCTGTACCGACCCACTCCGAAGGGATTTTCTTATCTTTAATGTACTTTGGCATATTAAAGTTAAAAGTAGTATATGTTTTACCATTCTTATGTGTGCTCACATAGGACGTGTAACTAATATCAAGTCTCTCAAGAATCCCTTTAAGACGTTGAATTTTTCTATCTTTAATGAAACCAAAATGTACGTACTTTCTTCCATCAACCCTGACATCATACTTTGAGTCTGCACATACTGCTAAAGTTAGGGCAATCTGATCTTTAGATAGCCCTGTCCCTACTCCATCAACCTTAGTTGCTAGTTTAATACGGTTAAGGACACTAACTTGTTCTTTAGCCTTCTTTTTTAATGGCTTCCCTTTAGTATTCCAGTAAACTAAGTTGTGCTCCGGGGTAGAGTGAATGGAAAATTTTGAGCCATCTAAGTTAATAAAATCACCAGAGTACTCTTTTTCAATATATGCTAAAGGCTCTATATACTCTCCACTACCATCTTCAAACACCTGAAGTACTTTTAGATTTTTAGGTAAACAATCAAACCTAATGAACCCATTCTCAGTAAGTACTTCGGTATCTCCTGCAAAACACTCGCCTGCTGTAACCAACACAGTTCGACTATTACTTTTCTTAAACTTCCATTGTCCAAAAAGATCACTGTCTTTGCCAATCTTACCTACAGATACAAAATCTTTAGGTAGCCTACGAATTTTAAACCCTACAGGCTCGTAATCCTTAGTTACCCCGTAATAATGTGCAGCAACGTTTCCTGATTCTTCTTCATATTCAAAACGACATCCGTAAGCTTTATATGTTTCGTCTGAAATACCACGAGACATTTTCCCTTTAGTGCCAGTATAGCCTTTAATTCTTTCTAGTTCTTCCTTAGTTAATGGTTCTTTTGTTGCCACTTCAGCCTCCATTTCATCATCCCACTCAAACTTACCAATCCCTCTACGTTCCTTCTCATCATCAGAAAGGATAGTGTAATTACAAGAGAAGCAGAAGCTCCCCTTGCCCTCTCCGTAATTATGAAGATTATCCC